GGTAAACGCTTCGGCGCGGGCCCAAGGCCCCACGGCCTTAAGGGTGAGGGGGTTGCCCCTTGCGCACCTGACCATCAGGCCAGGTTTCTTGGGAGGTTTGACATGGGGGATACACAGCTAGACCCTGCAGTTGCCGTGCTCTATGGGCCTTCAGGGGCAGGAAAGACGGTGGACATGCTCTATTCGTTCCCGACCGGACTCTTCCTCGCCATGCCCGGGGCATTGAAACCCGCGGGTGGCGTGGTCGGATTCGTACCGGACTCGAAGGAAGCATCGACCATCATCGACGCAACGAAGATTCTTGAGGCGGAAGGCAAGAAGGGCAAGTACCCCGCGATCATCGTGGATGACTTCTCCCTGTTGGCCGACCGCACCGTTTCAGCCCTTGAGGCGAAGGGCAAGACGGGATTCAAGCTCTGGGGTGAAATGCGAGACATTGTTCTCGATTTCCGCGACACCGCTCGACGTGTAGGCATGCACGTTCTGCTCACGGCCCACGAGTCCACACCCCGCGAGGTGAACAAGGTTTTCGTTCGTGGTGGGCCGAAGCTTCCGGGGCGTTTGCCCGAAGACGTGCCGACGGCGTGCGACCTTGTTCTGCGCACAGCGCTCGACAAGAACCGTCGCGGTTGGCAGATGTGCTACCGCTGTACCATCTCAGATCCCATGTGGATCACGAAGGACCGTCACGGTGTGACGCCCGATTACTCCCCGATGAACACGGCGGAGATTCTGCGGCAGGCCGGATTCGTGGTTCCTCGTGCCCCCGGGCTCGAGTGGATGGAAGAAATCATCGACGCACTGGCCAAAACGATGGTCGATGAGCCAGAAAATGAGCAAGCCCTGGTGGAATACGCCGTGAGCGTGGCCAAGGAGAAGTCCGACAATCTCCTCCATGTTCGATGGTTGTTGCGAGACGCGCTCGACCGTGCCACGTTGCTCCGCGCACGTCGGAACGTCCTCGACATTTTCACCAAGCCGCCGACCGGCGGACTGCGCTAGTCCCCACGGGGACCCCCCCTGCGGGGGACGAGAGCACCCCTAAAGGGGTGGCCCGCAAGGTTCCCCGCCAGCGGGGAAAACAAAGGGGTTGACTCCAACCGGCCCCTCAGGTAAAAGCCTTCGCATACCGAACGGGCTCCAAGTTGCCCACCCGATTCGGGAGTAACACAGCAAGCCAGGGGCTGATTTTAAACAACTGGCAAACAACCCGTAAGAGGCACCTAGTACCTTGGGCGACGGTATCTAGGAGGGAGTAAGGAACATGGCTTGGGGATTTACTGCGAACTTCCAGAACGTTGCTGCCCGCGGAGTGCCGGGTGCTGGCTCGGAGCCCACGACCGGTGCTTACAAGGTCAAGATCGTGTCGACGGAGTCGTACAACAACGACTCGAGCGTGAAGTTCCAGCTCGCCATCTCGGAGGGTGACTTCGCCGGGTACGAGACCCGCATCTTCATCGGCACCGATGTGGCCAAGACCGGCAACCTGCGTAGCTGGAAGACGGCCCTGCTGTCGGCCGGTTACTCGAAGGAGACGGTCGAGGCGGGTGAGGTGAACGTGGGCGAGGACACCTTCACGGGTAAGGACGCCTACATCTACTACAAGGCCCGCGACACGAACGACGCCAACAGCCAGTCGGAGCGCAACTTCATCTCCCCCGATCAGTTCAAGTCCCTCACGGGAACGGGCGCGATCGTCGGTGAGAAGGTGAGCACCAACACCGCCAAGGTGCCTGCGATGAACGTCGCCGCCCCTGCGGCCGCGATGCCCGCTCCCAAGAGCGGTGGCGCCGCCTCCCTGAAGGCGATGCTCGGAAAGTAATCTACCCGCTGCGCGGATAGATTCTGCCCCTCGGGCCTTCGGGTCCGGGGGGTTTTTCGTAGTAGGACAACGGCAAATCGTGCCCTATCATGTTCGAAAGGAGGTCTCATGGACCGAGAAGAGATCAAGAACATGATGACAAAACTGGAAGATTTTCTTTCAGATAATGGGATTGCCGCTTACGGAATCGTCCTTGCCATTCCCGACGAAGATGACAACATCACTGTAGTTGGTCGGGCGGCAAGCCGATTCCCAGATGAAAATCCGCAAACGCAAGCGACCCATACGTCCATGCGCAGCGTGATCGGTAAGTCCCTCGCTGAACTGGACACCACCAACGTCAAGAAAAAGACCGAATTCCTTAACTAGGAGAAACTATGGCCGGTTACGAATACGATCCTGAGTCCCTTGGGGCCAGGTGCAGCGAATGCATTCTGAAAAGAGTTCGTGTTGGTGGACCGGTCGCTCCAGAAATTCACCACGGGGCGCAGGCGGTAGTGATCGCGGAAACGCCGGGTGAGAAGGAATGCGAGCTTGGACGGCCCCTCGTTGGCCCCGGTGGCATGGAGTTCACGGAGTCGATCCAGTCCATCGGCGTTGGTCGCCGGTCGCTCACGATCCTTCAGGCTCTCCCATGCCAGCCCCCTGAAAACGATCTCGACAAGGTTCTGCACAAGCTCCAGCGGGAAAACAAGAAGCGGATCGAGCGCGGTGAGGAGCCCCTACCTCACCCTGTTGATGCTTGCCGCCCCCGCCTCATGGCCGAACTGGATCAGGATAAGAACATCATCACCTTGGGCAAGATGGCCTTCAAGGCGGTGACTGGATCCAATGCTTCGGTTCTGGAAATCCGCGGAGGCCCAGTCGAGGGCCGGTTCACCCAGATGGGTGACTTCGAGTTTCGCCCTGCGCAAATGCTCTCTGGCGGGCAGACGGCTGACCCGAACTTTCCAGTCAAGATCATGCCGACGCTCCACCCTGGGTTCGTCATCCGAGCCAAGCGGTGGAAGGCTTCTTTCAAGGGCGACCTCGCCCGTGCTTTCCGTTTCTTCAAGGACCAGCTGAACTGGGTTGAGCCTTGGATGGTGTTCAATCCAGATCCGGCAACGCTCAAAGAATGGCTCTGGAAATACGACACCTACGCCTACGATACCGAGACCACGGTTGAAGACTCGACGGTCGCCAAGCTCAAGTGCATATCCATCGCCACTGAAGAAGGCGGTGTGGCAATCGCCTTTTACTCAATCGAGACAGGCACAGCTTTCTACTCAGACGCCGATCTCCACCAGATCAAGGAAATCCTAACCGAGTGGTTCACCGACCCGAACATTATGAAGGTCGCCCACAACCACTTCGGATTCGATATTCAGATAATCAAGAACCATTTCAAGGTCACGCCGTCCCCAGTGATCGACACCATCATGCTCCACCGGCTCGTGGCGTCGGAGCTTCCCCATCGCCTTGGGTTCGTGGGCTCGATCTACACGGACGTTTCCTCTTGGAAGGCGGCACACACGGCCAAGACCGCGGCCTCCGACAACGAGCTTCTCACTTACGCCGTCCTCGACGTGGCTGTCACCTCGCGCATCCTTATGCCGATGCTTGATGAGATTCGGCTCCGCGGGCAGTCGCATCTTATTTCCAAGGATCACAAGATCGCTGAGATGTGCGCGGGCATGAAAGAGATGGGCATGTGGGTAGACATGTCCCGCCGTAAGAAGGAAGCCATTCGAGTTCAGGCGGAGATTCTGAAATATCGTGACCTTGCCATCGCAGCGGCTGGTAAATCTGTAAACTTAAATTCGGTGTACCAGCTGCGTAGTTTGTTGTTTGATGAATGGAATATTGAGCCCTCAGATTATACAAAGATGGGTGATCCCAGTACCTCTGACGATGCAATGCGTTTGATGCGAACTCAGAACCGTGACAATAAGCAACTTGTCGCTTTTATTGATTCACTTCGTAAGTACCGCCGAGCTGCAAAAGAATACGGCACTTACATCGCCCGTTCGGTGCCATATGGCCAAAACGTAGGTCAGATTGAACTACCTGAGATCTACGATGAAACTTCTAATGAAGAACCGGAAGATCCCCGTGGATTGATCATGCCAGACGGCCGCATGCATCCGAATTACAATTCTTTTGGCACAACTAGCGGAAGGTTGTCATCCTCTAATCCAAATAGTCAAAACTATCCTAAACATTTAAGAGGAATGGTTCGCGCTCAAC